GGGGGGGGGGGGGGGGCCCAGGGAAAGCATCGCTTCAACCGTTGCCGTCCAGGCGCGGACTTCACCGCTACGGATCAGGATTTCATTGGTGTCGCCCTTGCCTAGCAGGGTGGGGCAGTGGTCAACCAACTTGGGCAGCATCCGCTTCCCGGTATCAGTTTCCAGAAACCGGGCTAGGTTCTCGGCATCGGTTGGTAGCCAGTCTCCAGTATTCGCCAATATTTCAAGTGCCATAAGAGTGTCTAAAAGCGTGCATCAGGTGGGGAAACCTACGCAAAGTTCGGGGGAGCCGCCGGGGCCATCTGGTCTTCCGGGGGCGCTTGTTCCGCCTGGGCCGTCTGGGCCGTCATCGCCTGCTGTTGGTCCAGTTCCTTCAACTTGGCAATCTGCGCGGCCGCCTGGGCTAGGAACTTTGCCACTTCCTGAAGCGCGGGAGACTTTACGCCCTGCCGGGTAGCCTGGGTATAGTGTTCGTTGATGTGGGCGATAATCGCCTCCAGGGTATCCGTAGAAAACTGGCCCTGTAAAATCTGTCCGCCCACCTGCTCCGCCGCCGGCATGAGCACCTGCAAGTGCAAGAGGTGGTTATCCCTCGGACTGACGGGGACCGCCTGCCCGTGGCCCAACAGAACCAATTCAAGCTGCTGCTGGCGATTCTGTTCCGCCTGCTCGGTCGGGTCCGCTTCCGGGAGTAGCAACCGGGTCGCGAAATCCGCGTTCATGCGCGCGGTGAGGTCTTCCATCTCCAGCTTGCGCTGGTTGTAGAGCGGGTTCCCCCGCTTCTCCTGGGCAATGGAAACGATAAGCTGCCGTTGTAACGGGGTGAGGTCCTGGACCGTTCCCGCCACGGGCTCGTCCGCGAGTTCATCGAGTTCTTCCCGGGACATAAACCGGAGCATTTCCTCCTGCATCGCCTCGGCATCTTCTTCCATCGTGTCCTCATCGCACAGCCGGCGCTGCATGGTCTGGATCAGGTCCGTGAATTGCACCACAAACCGGGTGATTCGCACGTCCCGGCCTTCTTCCTCGCGCTGGGCGAGTAGATTCCAGGCCGCCGGTGAGCGCATGTCCTCCCCGCCAGTCCCCGGCTGGGGCGTCGAGGTGGACCCGATAAGCTCGTTGATGATCTGCTTGAAGTAAACGTCAAGCTTCAAGAAGCCGTCCACATTACCGTCTATCTTCTGCTCTAAAAAAGTCCAGCCGCTCGGGACAATCACCGTGCTGCCAACTACCGACATTTTGAAGGTGTGAATCCGCTTCATCTCACCCTGCACGAGGGTCTTGCCCGACATGATAAGCCGGTCCACGACTTCATTGCGCGTCCGGTCGATCATTCCCGCCAACTCGTAAATATCGCGACCAATTCCCTTGGAGCCGTGCAACGTGCTATTGCCCTTCTGGAAACTGAAAAAGGTCACGCAATCTTCCATGCTGGGGAAGCGATCCTGGCGCTCAAAAACATTCTCCATCTCCGGGCCAGCCATGCGATAGTGCGACACCTTGCCCGTGACTTCCCGGACCAGCAGGGTATAGCATACAATGACCGAGTTGCCCGCCATGTAGGAGGCCCCGATAGTCAACTCGCGGAGCGCATTCTGATACCAAGTTTCGAGCGTCCCGCCCACATTGAGCCGGTCCCGGATTTGAATAGGGGACGCCCGGTTGATTGCACCACGGGTCGCGTCAAGATTCCAGCCGGCTTCTTGAGCGGCTTCGTATGTCGTGAACGGAGGACTGATTTGGGCAAATAATTCGTGTGGGAGGTAAACCTCTTTGAGAACCACAATTTGCGCCCAACGGGTGTCCGACTTTGTGCCATCGGCAACGAAACTCTCATCCTGTTTGAAGTGTTTTGGGAACCAAGAAAACTCGTCCAGCCAGCCGACTATCGTGTGCCCGAAAAGTGAATTGTCGAAAGCAATGTCCTCGACCAAAGTGCGCCAACCCTTGCGCGCCCGGATGGTCTTAGTAATCAACTCCCGGAACTTCTCCGTCTTCTCGGTGTTGTTCTCCCACTGGTTGCCCAGCCGGGAGCTTGTGAAATACTTCAGGCCCTCGATCACCGAGACAAACCGGGGCGCTACCTTCTCGATCATCGCCGGCAGCGGCTTGGTCGTAAAATTACTCCGCCAGCCCAAGCCCTCCGCTTCGAGCTTGTGGGCATCATAGGGACGCTCGGCGTTATACTTCGCCAGGATGCGCGAGTTGACAATCGAGCGATTCCGGCCCGCCATGATTACCGTCCGCACAATGTCCCGGGCCATCCCGATGTCGCGCACGCTCCGCTGCGTCGGAGTCCCCTTGTCGTCGATATTGGGGCTCTGGATAACCCCACCCAAATAATTTTGGGCGTAGCCCGTGCCGGTAAGATTCGACAGCGGCGTGTTAGGTAATCGGGCCATATATTCAGTAAACAGTCACCTGAACCCGGCTAGCTGTCACGCCCGCTTTTCAACCACACTCGATGCCAGAACCCCCGGGGGCAGTCCTCCAGAGCCATCAAGGTTTTGGAAAGCGTCAAGCATTTGCAAATCCGACACTGCCCTTCCTCGTTTTCTTCGCACAGATGGCACTGCTGGTCCCGGTATTGCAACGGACCTGGTGGGGTGAAAATCTCATACCCGCGCCACTTCGCCCACTGGTGGATAATCATCGCCACGAGAAACTTCCAAGCCATCTTAATCATAGGGAGCGCTTTCGCCAGCACTCGGCCGGCAGTTCACTGTTTGCTATCGCGGGCGTGTCGATCCAGGTAGAGGCTGGGAGATATTCCCCCAGCACCGCACAGCCGCCCAGGCGCGGGTCCGATTCCCGGGACCCCACCACATCCACCCGGAGCGCCTTTAGAGCCGCCCGACATGAGCCGCACCCGTCCGGCATTCCGGTATTCTTCGAGCAGCGAATACACACGTCGGACCTGGCCGCGTGCATCCCGTCGTTTACAAAAACCAGCGGGATCGTCTCTTTCACTTTGCGCGCCTGGGTGAGCCAGAGCAGCACCCGGCCCTTGAGCGAAACCAATTTCGTTTGGGCTTTCAGCGCCGGGTTTTCCTCGGAGCAAATGTTGGGAGTGCGTTTACACGCTTGGGTAATAACCTCGTCCCCCGTCGTATCGTTTGAGCGGCCCTGCCGCTCTCGATACGCCCGCGCCCTAACGATAACTCCCGCCCAGCTTTGGCCAACGTGCTTCGAGCCGTCAGTGTCCTCGAACCAGTAGCCCCCGTGCGGGAAGATATTAGGATTGATCGCTTTCATGGTCTGAATTATCCAAAAAGGAGGAACGGTTCGACTCGTCGATTCGCACTCCCCCGGGATACATGCCCTCGTTCCAATCGTCGTCCTCGCCGCCATCGGGCATGTCCGCTGTCCCCCCGCGCATCGAGGGGATCACCCCGCTGGCCCGCCTAACCGCGTGTAGCAACAGGGTCATCGAGTCGGCTTCGTCCGGGGAACCATACCCTCGGGACCGGTAATCCTTCTTTGACTCAACTTGCTTCCGGGACCCCTTGGTGAAAAATCGGCGTTGCGTCAACTGCTGGGTGAGCTTGGACATGTCCAGCGCCGGGTGGATCATAAAGTAGCCGAACTCACCCCATAACCGAAGGGCAAACCAAAGCTCCGTGAAGACCCGGTCAAATTCCTCTTTGCAGGTCTTCGAGTCCTCCAGCATGATCTTGGTCTCGCTGGCTCCCTCGGTATAATTCAGGTCGTGAATGGTAGTTGACCATTCATACCGCAACAGGTCCGCCACCCCCGCCCCGTGGCCCGTCCGGTCGCACGCGTAATACTCCGGCCGGACCCCCGATTTGCGATTCAGATCGAGCACGGCGTTCTTCATCTGCACCGTGTCGCCTTTTGGCAGCAAAAACTGACGATTTGCGACCAGACCCCACCGGGGGGTAACCTTTCCCTTCGGGTCCTTGAACATGACTACCTTGCCCTTGGGATACTCAAGCGACGGAGGAAACTTGACCCCACTGGCCAGGCCCCACTCGCCCAGCGTGTGGACCGCCCCATCCGAGCCTTCCAAAGCCAGGTCCGTGCTGCCGACCGGCTGGGGCTCCTGATACCATATAAACTCCCCGCGCATCTTCTCCAACATGCCCGGCGGGATCACCGTTGCCTCGATGCCCGTGCTGGGGTAGAGCCCCCGGCCCATCGTGCGGTAGCCGGCTGCGTTCCGCCCGCCGGCATTCTGGGCAATCCGTTCCAACCCGTCCCGGGTCTGAAGCCCGGGGTAGATCGTCCGGCCTTCGATTACGTTCTCGCAGCGCTCCCCATCCAGGCGCAAGACTTCCCACCCGCGCGAGGACTTCCACCGAAAATGCTTGTCCTCGTCTAGATCATGCCAGCCAAACGGCGGCTCCGCGCGCTTGCCCACTTCATCGGTAGAGTTGGTGGGGTTGTATGCGCCGAACACCTTGAACCCCTGGCCGCCCTTCTCGATTTCGGAAAGCACGTTATCCACGTCCTGCCAGACGCCCAGCGGAATGTTCTCGATTTCGTCGAGGAAAATGAACATGCGGGACAGGGGGCCGAAAAGCGGGTGCGGTGCCGGACGGGGCCGCCTATGGCTACCCTGCAACCGGCCGGCCTTCTTGGTCGAGCCCTTGGGTATCACTACGCCACGAATTGAGGAAAGCTGGTCCCGGCGGTTGAGGCCGATGAACAAGTCCCCCACCGTGCCCGGCATGGGCAGGGTAGCGTGTTGGTGGAGCGAGACTAGATGCGAAAACAGGTTCTCCGCCAGGTGATTCTCGGACGGCCCCAGCACCCGGACGGTGGTATATTCCGGGTCCCTCACCCACTCCAGGAACAGTCGGACGCCCATCGAGAAACTTTTCGACATCTTCGCCCCACCCATTATTAGTCCCGTAGAAGCCCCCTCGAACAATTCCCAGACCTGTTGGGTGCTAGTCGGGGCCGGATTGAATTGTGTGGGGCTCCAGAGAAGCTGGGCCGCCTCCGTGAATCCCCCCTGGGCCATGAGCCCATGCAGGTAATTCTGGAGTAGGATCGTGCATTTCTTCTCGTTCTCCGTGTCCTTCTTGCTGAACTTGATCCCGGCAAACTCGGCTACAAACTGGGCGGCTTCCATCAACTTGTGGGCGTGCATTAGCGCTGCCACCTCCGCCGCAAAGGGCTTGTTAATCAGCCCGGTCATGGTAGCGCCCTCCCGCAGTCGCGGATGGTCTGTTCGGTCGTCCCGGGGGGAAACCTCACCAGGGGGGCGGTAAGCCACCCAGAGCGCCCTACCCGAGCCAGGCGGCGGGTGGGCCAGCGTCGATCTGGGTAGGCGAAGTTAATCACGCACAAGTCCGCCAGAAGGCCACCGCCGCGAGCCTTGGCGGCCCGGCGGGCGCTCCCAGAGTCTTCCACCTCCCATTCTGCCAGAAGTTGCGGGGTCCAGCCGTGCGCCCTCCAGGAGGCCGCCCAGACCTTAACTATCCCAGACTGCGATT